GGATACAGGTGTTAGCGTTAATACCTATGCCACAGTTAAAACTGATTATTGGTCCGAATCTGTTAAAAAGCGTTATGATATTGATAATCCTTATCTGCAAGAACTAGATTGGGCATTGAAAGATATCTGGAATGGTCTTGTTACTCGTCTGAAACTAACTTGGAACGTTTGGACTAAAGGTTATATCCGAGCAGAAACTACAATCCTAATGAGTGAGCAGCAGGCTCTTAACTACGCAGAAACTCTCAAATCCGCAATTCAAGATGTCAAAGATTTCAAAAAGCCCTGAACGACATACTTTCCAAAAGGAAGGTTATGTTAAGCGTCAGGCAGAAAAAGGCGAACCCGTTAGCGAAGATTATCTCGATTGGTTTCAAAAAGTAATTGAAAATCACGATCATAAGTTTGACGAGCCCGAAAGCCGTATAAACAATATGGAATATGATCTCCTAACCACTGATTGGATTTTGGAGAAAGTTCGCACCAGCGAATCCTATGCCCAAAATTTATATGCCGCAATGTGTAATAATGGATTTATTAAACTAGATGTTATTCCTATTCTTAAACAAGAGGAATGGGGATGCTCATGGCGCTATGCCGGAGGTATAATCGCAGACATGCGACAATCAGGTGACTACATAGATTGGTATTGTTCTGGTATAAGAAATGATGGATATCAGGACGACCTAGATACTATCAGTCCAAAACAATATGTATCCGAAGGACTGATTACCGACGAGATCCGGAATGATCTCCAGCGTCTTGGCTGGGCGATTGCGCCTGGTGGAGATTGGGAAGACTTTTAACTTAAGGAGATTAATAATTTATCATGACCTGGGAACTTTACGAGGTCTGGGGTGTGGACGAAGCATTCCACGAAGCACTATTAGAAACCACCAGTAGTAGAAAAGAAGCATACGATCTAGCCAAGGCTAATCTAGAATTGGGATATTTCCAAACTATCGTATATCAAGAAATTGATGGCGATTTGGAAGAAGTAGAACGATTTGAACAAGGTTGACAAGATGATCATTTGGCAGTATAATATACATATTATTAAACAGCAAGGAGTGAATCCAAATGGCATCTAAACTCAAAAAAGCCAGTATCGCTATCCGTCAAAATAAAAACAAAGACCTAAGCCCTCGTTGGGATGGCGCCGACGAATGGGATGGTGATAAGTTTAACAAACACTTCCGTGTGTCTATGGAATATTATCGCCTTGAGTTTAGTTCTAAAGATCTCAAACCCAAAGTTATAGAGTGGATGAAGCAACAAGGATGGCATTCGGATTCGATCGCAGAATTTAAAAAGACCAAAGACAATCGTTGCTCAGGAACTATGGGAGGTATTGCATCCTGCCTGCTTCGTGGTATGCCAGAAGTTCATGCCGGATTTAACGAAGGTCGAGATACTGCTAAATGGTTAGAAGGTGCTATCAACAAAGTTATTGCTGAAGGTGGAGACGACTATGAGGAACCCGAAGAAGTCGATACTACTAAACCTATAGTGGCTCAACCTAGCATCCAAGATCGTCTTCGTGAAACTGCGTTCCGCATGACTGAAGAAATCGAAAACGCTCTAGAATCTTTTAGTCAAGATCCGGAAGCATTTGATCCTAAAGCATTTAAAATTCTCAATCTTTTGAAGAGCCAACAGGCAAAGGCAGCACACGCTCGAGTAATCCGTGACATCTATCAACGCCAATATGACGAATATCTCGAACTACAGGCAGGTAAGTGCGAGCAGCTCAAAGAAGGTTACAGTCATTTGAGCAAGGCTCAAATCAAAAAAATCACAGGATTTTATCACGATATTGTGGGTGCCTGTGAAATGCTCATGCAAGAAGCCAAGGTTAATAAGAAGCCACGTGCTAAGAAGGCTGTCCCTGCAGAAAAGGTAGTGGCTAAACTCAAGTATATGAAGTCTGATCAGGCTAATAAACTTGTCAGTATCAATCCTACAGACATCATCGGTGCTAAAGAATTGTGGGTATATAACACTAAAACACGTAAACTTGGCAAATATGTTGCAGGAGAGTTTAACGAACTCGGTGTTAAAGGAACTACTATCACAGGCTACGATGAAATCAAGAGTGTTCAAAAGACTCTGCGTAAGCCCGAAGAACAGATCAAAGCGTTTAAAGATGCTGGAAAAGTAGCTCTACGCAAGTTCCTTGAGGAGATTAAAGCAGTAGATATTAAGCTCAACGGCCGTATCAACGAAGAAACAATACTGCTAAAAGTAAGCTAAATTCAAAACTTTCTAGGGATTGATAAATATTCATATGAATAATCAATCCCTAGATCAATCTATCGACGTTTTAGCCCAAGCATTGAAAGCTATTGCCTCGGAAAAAACTGCTGTATTTGACAAGCCTTTTCTAGACTTTCATGCACAACAAGGTGAAACAAATTACGGCAAAGGCATAATCTTTAGCGGCCAAGGCACTACAAAACAATTTCTTTTAACTGAGCCTGATCGTTTTTTCAGTTCAGAAAACATCGAGTTAGCTAAAGACAAAGGATTCTTTGTCAACGGACTTAAAGTTCTAGATGCTAAAGAACTAGGTTCGACTATTACAAAGAGCTCATTAAGAGAAGTAGGCAGATTAAAAGGTCTTATCGTAGATGGCTCGGTCAGCATCGATAACTATCTTTACTACAATTCAGATATCAATAGACTAGGGTTTGGCACTGAAGCCCCTAACGCTGCTCTAAGCGTAGCAGAAATGGGCATCGAAGTGATGTTAGGCACTAACGACGATGCTAAAGGAATGGTAGGAACCTTTGCTTCTACAGATTTTAACATAGTCACTGATAACACATCAAGAATAACTGCCAAGGCCAATGGCGATATCATTCTTGGAAATTTCAATAGAAATCCTATACAAGTTTCAGTCAACGGAAAACTTTCTATTGGTGTAAAAAACCCAGATCCAAATGTTGATTTACATGTCGCAGGCTCTGTGAGATTCAACAATAAACTACACATGAATGCTGAACTTCCACCAACTAAAGGAAACTTTAATAAAGGTGACATAGTTTGGAATTCAAATCCACAGCCCAGAGGGTGTGTAGGTTGGGTATGCACTCGTTCCGGAGATCCCGGAGAGTGGAATCCGTTCGGAACAATTACCTAAATTGAAAATAGCAGTCCTAGGCAACGGTGAAAGCCGTCGACTTCTTGACCTTCAAATATTAAAAACTGATCATATAATGGTTGGCTGCAATGCTATCCATAGAGATATCATTGTTGATCATCTAGTATGCTGTGATCGGAGGATGGCCGAAGAAGCAGTTCCGCACTGCCCTCCAGAAACATTGATATATGTTCGAGAAGACTGGTATCACTATTTTAGAAAAATCAAAAAGAACAAAAGTATAAGGCAAGTTCCTGAGTTACCTTACAAAAGTATCGACCGGCATGACCAACCATTTCATTGGGGTAGCGGTCCTTATGCTATTCTAATAGCGTCTTTACTTCCCGAATCCGAGATCCATCTATACGGATTTGATCTTTATTCTTTCAACGGCAAAGTTAATAACCTATACAAGAATACAGAAAATTATTCCAAAGCAGATAGTCAGGCTATTGATCCTAGTTATTGGATATATCAGATATCAAGAATATTCGAGAAGTTTCCCGAGAAGAGATATATAATTCATAACACACAGGATTGGAGCTTTCCTAAAGAATGGCAAAAAAATAATGTGTCTTATATTGTATTATAAGTATTTTTGTAATACAATTATCCTATAGAGGACTTGAATGACGCTCACCCCTCTCTAAATACTCTGCGTGTCATCAAACTTACTCGCTTATTTTTACAGGAGGCAAGAGATGGCGAAATATCTTTCAACAAAAACATACGGCAACGACAGGGGTCTTAGTTGCTGCTTCAGACAATGGCGTGCCACTCACAGTCATTGCTCACTACTACATGGATACTCAATTGGTATTAGGCTAGTGTTTGAATGCGACACACTAGACGAAAAGAATTGGGGCATGGACTTCGGTGGTCTTAAAGAATTTAAAGAATGGGCAGACTATATGTTTGACCATACTTTAGTAATAGCACAAGACGATCCTTTACTACCTAGATTTAAAGAGATGGCTGGTTGGAGTTCAAATCCCGAACACGACGGTAACTCAGAACGTGTTCAAACTGAACCATATCGACGCAATGGCGTTTGTGATCTACGCATCGTAGAAGGTGTAGGATGCGAACTGTTCGCTAAGATGTGTTATGATAAGATGGATTGGTTATTAAAGAACGGTAATCATCGTTATCCACTCAATCCAACAGTTCGTATCAGAAGTGTAGAAGTTTTCGAACATGCAGGTAACTCTGCTACTTACGAGGGTTAATTGAAAAAACTATGGCGCATATGGGCCAAAGCCCTTGGTGAAAAATCAGGAAAGGATAATGATGAAGCAGATAAAGTCGCATTTGTTAGATCTTGTATTGTTTTATTCTACATTGTTACTAATCTTTTTATTATCGCAGGGGTTATAAGGCATTGGTAAATAGTAATATGCGCACATTTTCAATTAACAGAGTCATTGCCGGCAATGACAATAAAATCTTTCTCATAGCCGGACCATGTCAGATCGAAAGTCAAACACATGCTGAATTTCTAGCAGGTAGCATCAAAGAAATCTGCGATAGCTTAGACATCGACTTGATTTACAAAAGCAGCTTTGATAAAGCTAATAGGTCTAGTATCAACACCAAACGAGGTATTGGGATCGACGAAGGTCTTAAAATACTAAACTCAATTAAGCACGAATTCGGAGTGCCAGTTTTAACTGACATTCACGAAAGTTATCAGGCAGAACTGTGTGCTACAGCTGGCATTGATGTCTTACAGATTCCTGCTTTTCTTTGCAGACAAACTGATCTATTATTAGCAGCAGGTCGAACAGGCTGTGCTGTTAATGTAAAGAAAGGACAGTTTCTAGCGCCGCACGATATGAAAAACGTAGCGGCAAAGATTGCTTCAACAGGAAATGAACGCATAATGCTCTGTGAAAGAGGATATACTCATGGATATAATAATCTTGTTGTTGACATGCGTTCTTTACCTATTATGGCATCTTCTAATTATCCCGTGGTCTTTGACGCAACACACTCTGTGCAAAATCCTGGAGGAATGGGAGAGAAGTCAGGCGGAGACCGCGAAATGGTGCCCTACTTGGCGAGGGCTGCTGTAGCCACCGGGTGCGTGGCTGGTGTGTTTATGGAGACTCACGAAGATCCAGATAATGCACCATCTGACGGTCCAAACATGGTCCGTCTAGACAAATTAAAAAATATATTAGAAGAATTGGTCACTATCGATGGATACGTCAAATCCAGAAAATCTCAGTAAAGAAGAAAGAAAAAGACTCAAGGCTATCAAACGTGCTGAAAAAGACGCAGAAGTAGCTAAAAAATCTTACGACCCTAATACAAAGATTACTGTATTATGTGTTAGGTTCGGAAATAGATATGGCATGGATTATGTAGAGCGCCTACGTAATATGGTAGCAAGGCATATGACTATTCCGTATGAATTCGTATGTCTCACCGACAGCAACCATACCATCCAGGGTGTTAGAAATATAACACAACCTAATGCAGGTTATTCAAAAGGTTGGTGGCACAAAGTTCATATGTTTGATCCCACTCTACCTATCAGCGGAAGGATCATCTATTTTGATCTAGATGTAGTCATACATGCAAACATCGATAAGTTAGCCACAGTATGGAATAATGATTTTTTAGGTATTAGAGATTTCAATAGGCACTTTTACAGTAGCTGGCAGTATCTAAACAGTTCAGTTATGGCTTGGAATCATGGAGAGCAGAGCCATATATGGAGAGATTTTAAAAAGAATCCAAACGAAGCGATGCGACTTCCGGGAGATCAAGATTGGATCTGGAGAACTAGTAAAGATCGTATCAAATGGTGGCCTATCGAATGGATCCAAAGTTACAAGTGGGAAATACGTCGTCGTGAGGACCTCACTATACAGAACGGCAAAAGAAGATTTAAGAATCCCCAACATACAGTAAATATACATCCGGAATGTTGCGTTACTGTATTCCACGGCGATCCTAAACCGCAAGATGTTACTGATCAATTTGTAGTGGACAATTGGAGATAATGTGTTAGATTTTTTTAGAAAGAAGAAAAGTTGGGTAAGATTTTATTCATTAGATCCTAATGTAGCTATCGCATATCCTGTAATTAATACAGCGGACGTTGATCGAGAATGGAATGGCTTAGGTAATACTAAAAGAAATAGACCGGAGCAAGGTCGCCAAACCGTTTTAAATTGTCCTGCGATTAAAACGATCGTTAATACCGGTTACGTTCTTAGAGCTCCTGCAGACTTTATTATCAAGACAGGCAAAGATCATCGTGACATCAGTTGGGAAACTCCGTTTATGTTCAAACGGCACAGTGACAAATATACGTTCAGCGGAACAGATTATTATGTTAGTTGGCACAGCCCCGAACAGACCGAACCACTGTTACCCAAAGAAGTCGCCCCAACAAATAAAGAATACCATCATTCTGCTATTAAAGTAGAAACTCCTTGGCGTGTAAAGGCCAGCGATGACATACTGTTATTACAGTTACCGGTTACTTATAACAATGAAGATCGATTCTCAGCAGCCATAGGGATCGTTGATCCAAAATATATGCATGCCGTTAGTGTCCAATTATTTTGGCATATCACCGAAGGTGAAACATTAGTTAGAGCAGGAACACCGTTAGTTCAATATGTTCCTATTTCTAGATCGATGCTTCAAAAAAATAATACCGAATTCATAGTAGATACAGCAGATAAAGCCGAAGAAGAATTAGAAGATGCATATACATTTGTGAACCATAGCAGGTTTCCAAAAGCCGATACTGCCGGAAACAAAGTAAGAATGATCACAGAACTATTTGAGTATTTTAGAAACAAATATCCAAAAAAACGTATTTGACTTTTTATACAAAGTGTGTTACAATACTTTATGACTAAACGTATTGGCTTCGCTTGCAAATGGATCGATCGCCCTGATCAGGTAGATGGCATTAAACCCAAGGACGATTGTAAAAAATATAACACAGGCTCTACTACAGTTGCCTGGTTAAATAGACAAACTAAGGATGTGTCTGTAGAAAAACTATGGTCATTGTTACATCAGAACATCGAGTCCAGTCGCCTCCTAGTTGAACGAGTAGGAGAATTGGATGAAGATCTTAGAATGGTTCGACTCAGCAGCGATATACTTCCTGTCTACACTGAGCCGACTTGGTGCTGGTTTTGGCGGCTTCCCGATGTCAGAGAAGCTTGTGAAAGAGGATTTCAACAGGTTGGGGATTTGGCTCGCTCGCGCAATGTTCGCCTTAGTTTTCATCCTGGGCAGTTCACTGTCCTTGCTAGCGATAATCCAGATATCGTCAATAGGAGCATAGAAGAATTTGAATACCATGTGGACATGGCTCGTTGGATGGGTTACGGCAAGACGTTCCAAGACTTCAAGATCAACGTCCATATCGCAGGTAGACAAGGACCCATGGGAATCGTTGCTGCGCTGGCTCGCATGACGCCCGAAGCACGTAATACCCTTACAATCGAGAACGACGAGATTTCGTGGGGCATTGATTCTAGCATCGAGCTAGTCGACCATTGTGCCCTAGTCTTAGACATTCACCACCATTGGATACATTCCGGAGAATATATTGAACCGACTAACGACCGTGTTAAAAGGATTATTGATAGCTGGCGTGGTGTGCGGCCTGTTATACATTATAGTGTTTCACGGGAAGAGCATCTTACTGACCATCCCACAGACACCCTTCCCGCCCTTGATGCGTTAATGACTCAAGGGCACAAAAAAGCAAAACTCAGAGCACATTCAAACTTCTACTGGAATACAGCAGCGAATGAATGGGCACTGAGTTTTAGGGATTACTTCGATATCATGTGCGAGAGCAAGGCTAAGAACTTAGCCAGCTTTGCACTCTACGAAGAGGCAAAAAAAATTAACTTGCCTTTGGCTTACGACCACGCTTCGGAGCCGCTTCTTTCTTAGGAGCAGCAGGCTTCTTAGCAGGAGCCTTTTTCTTGGGCGCAGGAGTTTCTGCTACTGGAGCCGGAGCAGCTTCTACTACAGGAGCAGGGGCTGATTCAACTACAGGTGCTTCAACTTTGTATGGGGCTTCCGCAGTTGCTTCTGCTGGTTTACCGCCAAATAGTTTTTTAATTAAACCTAACATGGTAAAATCTCCTTATGGTTTATTTAGTGCGGTAAATATTAACATGCTACATTTTATTAAAAGTCTAAAAGAATCCGAAGATAAACGTGAAATTTATCAAGATAAGCTCAAGTTCGATAAAAACGAGCTAGATCCTGTGATGAGCGAAGCTACCATCAAATATCATTACGATGGTTTGGCCAGCAAATATTCAGAACGATATAACAAAGGCGAAGGCGATGCTGATTTTAACTACGGCGGTGCTATGCTGCACAACATCTTCTTCGCTAATCTTACCCCTCCTAGAGCCGCTAATAAACCCGAGGGGCTCAGTAAATCTATCATAGACGACAAGTATGGCAGCTTTGACAAGTTCAAAGAAGCCGTGGAAAAAACTGCTATGAGTATACAGGGCAGCGGTTGGCTATATATGGATAAGTCTGGTGAAATACAGACTATACGCAATCATGAATATAAGAAGAACATGAAGATTGCACTGTTGATTGATTGGTGGGAACATGCATGGGCCCTTGATTATCAACAGGACAAAGCCAAATACCTTAACAACATTTGGCGTATCATCGACTGGGAAGTTGTTGATATTCGACTACAAGGAGCATAAAATGTTAGATACAATCTTATTATTATTAGTAGGTGCATTTATTGGTTGGCATTTTCCAGAGCCTGCTTGGGCTAAGGTAATCAAAGCCAAACTCTTGTCAATGATCAAGAAGTAAGGAGATAGTATGTCATACTCAGAGAAAGTGATCGATCACTACGAAAACCCTCGTAATGTAGGTAGTTTCTCTAAGGACGAACCCGGGGTGGGCACCGGTATGGTTGGTGCTCCTGCCTGCGGGGATGTTATGAAACTACAGATAAAGGTAGACGATGATACAGGTATTATTACAGATGCGAAATTTAAAACGTATGGCTGCGGATCGGCTATCGCGAGCTCGAGCTTGGTCACAGAGTGGCTTAAAGGCAAAACACTCGATCAAGCCGGAACAATCAAAAACTCAGCCATCGCAGAAGAACTAGCATTACCGCCAGTAAAGATACATTGTAGTATCCTAGCAGAAGATGCTATCAAGGCCGCGGTAGCAGATTACAAGAATAAACATGTTAACAGTAACTGAATCGGCACAGGCTAAGATTTTTGATATCTTAGCAGAAGAGAATAATCCAAAACTAAAAGTTCGGGCATTCGTCCAGGGCGGAGGATGCTCTGGATTCCAATATGGATTTACCTTGGACGAAGAACAAAATGACGATGATTTTGAGATCAACGGCATATTAATAGATTCTATGAGTATGCAGTATATGACTGGTGCTACTATAGACTATAAAGAAGATATACACGGTAGTCAATTTGTCATACAAAACCCTAACGCTGTTACTACCTGCGGATGCGGATCTAGTTTTTCAGTATGATAACTGTAACCGAAACTGCTAAAAATAAAATAAAACAACTGCTTAAATCTAGAGGAAAAGGAGCAGGAATCCGATTAGGTGTAAAAACCACAGGCTGTTCAGGACTGGCTTATACTCTAGAATATGTAGATGATTATCAAGCAGAGCTTGGAGTAACAAATTTTGCTCAAGAAGATTTCGTAGTATTAGTTGATCAAAAATCTCTTGTATATCTAACCGGTCTTACGGTTGACTGGGTTAAACATGGGCTAAATGAGGGTTTCGAATTTATCAATCCCAACGAACGAGATCGTTGCGGCTGTGGTGAGAGTTTTAGAGTTTAATGAGCGAACATAACACATATAATGCTGATCACTATCCAACAATTTTAAATCACGTAGAAACTAATACGGATTTAATTTATATCTTTGACAACACTGTTCCTGTTGAAGATTTAAAAAGAATAAAAAAATATGATTGGTTTTTAGGCGATTGGAACAACGGATATAACTATTGGCCTTCACCGAGCACGGAACTTCCCTTTGCAGATCTCCTCTGCAAAATCATGGTAGATCATTTAAAGTCTATCGATCAAAATATAAAAGTCGTGGAACATATAGGGTCTTATTATGTTTTAAGACATCAAACTAAAAATAACTTAACTGATAATATACACAGAGATTATTATAATAAAAAGCATGTATGGACTGGTGTTTTTCATCTGATAGGAGAATCTACTCCTACAGTTTTTTATCCAAACTTTCAATCAGTTATTCCTATTAAACAGGTAGAATTTAAGCCCGGCAGGCTAGTTATATTCCCTTCTTTATACGCTCACAAAGCTGGAGATCTTGATATTAATGAAACGAGATTGATACACAGCATCAGACTGCTGTTAGATTGGGATAAAAATCAAAATTATTTTTAGAATTTACTCACTGGTAAATCTAAACTAGCTGGCATATCCCATATCTTTTTGCGCTCGACTCCCTTACGCTGAGCAAACCTTTTAGGATCACAATCAGCACAACAATGAAAATAATTGTCGCTTAGGCGCTTTCTATCCACATGTTTAAGATCCCTGTTGAATTCCTTCCCGCAATTATCGCATAAAAAGATCGCCAGTGTCTTTTTACGCTTATACGTATGAGCTTGGCCTAGCTTACTGACCCTTGTGTATTCACTTTCTGTTGTTATAGATTTCACGAACATCACATATTTACATTCGGCTTATAAAATTTTCCGATAAATAACTGAGCAACTGCTCATTCTAGGAAGAATTATGGCAAGAAAAGTTATTGATATAGGTTCTGTTGGTAATGACGGAACCGGTGATAGTATTAGAGACTCGTTTAGAAAAGTTAATGATAACTTTAGAGAACTCTACAGCTCGTTAGGATTAGGAGAACGATTAACTTTTATCGCTCTCGACGATACTCCAACTACCTACGTTGGTCAAGAAAACGCGGTTCTAGCTGTTAACAGAACCACAGACGGATTAAAGTTTAAGCAGATCGCTGCTGGAACAGGTATCGTTATCGACAACCTCACTAACGAAAGTGAGATTAGAATCAGCACACAGTTCTCTGAAATTTCAGGAGACCCTAGCCCGCAATTAGGTGGAGATTTAAGTGCTAGATCTGGCGGTAATCAATGGCGTATCAAAGATCTAACAACTCCTGTCAGCGCAGACGAAGCTTCTAATAAAGGTTATACAGATACTAAAATATCCAAAGCTGGTGTTGATGCTATAGATCCTGCCACAGGATTAGTGAATCCATCATTTGGTAGAATGTCTGGTCCATTGATTCTTTCTAGGAATCCGATACCAGAAGACGATACGATCTACGGCGGACTTGTTGCTGCTACTAAAGCCTATGTTGATAACTCATCTTTCGGCTCTGTTACTAACCTCTATGTAGCACTTTCTGGCCAAGATGATCGACCAGGCGTAAGTCCAGCACTACAAGGTCGTGCTCTTGCTTATGCTTATCGAACACTAGAAGCAGCATTAAAACGTGCTGAAGAAATACAATTAGAATCTAGACTAGAACTAGGTCCATACCAAAAATTACTAACATTTAATAACGGAGCAGGAACTTGCACGTTAACAGACATTGACAGTTCTCCAACTTCCGGTATAGGTTTCGCTGCCACTGTTAAGATGAGTATAGATACCATCACTGCTAATAACAACGGTGTTAACTATAACGTAGGTGATCGATTAACACTCAGCGGTGGAACTGTAGCATCAGGTGGTGGTCCAGCTGTAATCGAAGTTCTTTCTACTGCAACTACTCCAGGTGCTATCGTAACATTTAGAATTATCTCAACTGGTGTTTATACTGTTCTTCCAGGAGCTACTGGAATCACAACTACCACAGACAGTGCATTCGGTAGTGGCGCAACATTCGACGTAACTTATAAAGTTAACTCGGTAGCTATCACAAACGGTGGATCAGGTTATTCCTTAGTTTCTGTTAGGATAACAGGTGGTGGTGGAACTGGTGCATTCGGAACTGCTGTTGTTAGTGGCGGAGTTATCACTTCCATCGTCATCGACGATCAAGGATCGGGATTTACTACTCTACCAACTATCATTGCCGACCTTCCTAGATTCTTAATTCGAACAGACAACTATAGAACTGACTTCACTGGAGATGTTTTAACAAATACTCCAACTGCATATAGAGGTAGAGATATCCGAGAAGGACTCTATCTAAAAGGTCTCAACTCAGGAGCGTTGGCCCAAATACTTGCCCACTCTGGTGCATTAGACAGCGGCGGAAATGAAATATTCGATGTTGATATCAAATACGGTGCTTTCGAAATCGGCGAGCCTATTATGTATGGTGATGCTGCTAGACAGACTCAAGTCACAGTTCTAGTCGAAAGCGGTATCTATGAAGAAAACTATCCGTTAAGAGTTCCGCAAAATACATCTATCGTCGGCGATGAATTCAGACGTGTTATTATAAGACCTAGACAAGGAACATCATCAAGCCCTTGGGCATTCATGAAATTCCGTAGAGATTTAGAAAATGACGGTTTGACCACTGCCGACAGACTCTTTGGATACCACTATCTACAGAACACAGCACAACCAGTCTACCCTAAAGTAGATAACAAGGGTGCATATAGACTAGCAGCACAGCTTCTAACACTGAATAGAATATTCTTAGCTGAAGAAACTGTGGCCTGGATCGATGATCAAATCTCTTCTGGCACCGCCCCGTTTACCACAACATTTACCTATAATAGTGCAACCTGCAAACGAGATGCGAGCTTGATTATCGATGCTCTTATATTCGATCTTAAATATGGCGGTTATGCTAGAACCATTTCAGCTGCATTAAAATATTATCAAAATGCCAGCGGGCGCATCGCGATCACAACTCAATTATCACAGACACTGGCCGCAGTAGATAGATTAAATGTTATCGCTCGTCAAGTAGTTAATAACGTTGCCGTAACTGTAAGTCAAAGCGATTTCTCTCAAGTCATCGACACAGCTTACATAGCAGAATCAGGAGCCATTGATGTTATCGACGATTTGTTCGTTGCACTCAAAGATGTAATGGACGGATCGGGATCTGTTAACTATCCTAAAGAAAACGATCAGATGGATGTATTCCTTGCTAACGATGCTGTTCGTTGGCAGGCTATTACTGCTCAAGGACACGGCGGTTTCATGTGTGTGCTTGATCCAGAAGGACAGATCCTTGCTAAATCTCCATACGCTCAAGAATGTGCATCGTTCTCTAAGAGTATAGATGCACAGACATTCGCTGGTGGTATCTTCGTTGACGGCTTCGCTGGAAACTTAGAATTCAAGATTACTAATGTTGTAAGTTCTACAAGATTAGAAGTAACTGGTTTAGATCGATATCCTCAACTACCATGTAGCTTTATCTATCTAGACACAGTATATCGAATCAACTACATTAGAGACTTCGTTTATAACAAAGACGGATCGTCGGCTACATTCGTATTAGATGAAACTACTCAATGGCCTTACAGTTTATTCTCATACAACGAATCGATCTGTAACAGAGACGTTGGATTGATCATAGATGGTCTAGGTTACGATGTTGTATTCCAAACTAATTACCATTCTAGAAAGGCTGGTTCGACTTATCGCTTAGCCAATGCCGAAGTTGTTATTGACAGCCAAAAAGATCTTACAATAAGAGCTATCGAATATGCTCACACATTAGCCAAAGACACTGTTGCTGATACAACTTCTAAAAATACCGTTGATACAAGTTCTTCGGTTATAACAAAGATCGTTAACAGAGGTTTGATATATTCTCCGACCTTGATAATGACCAATCCACCAGGATTATCAACTGACCTAGCCAATGCTAAAACATTATTGTTGGCCAACGTTGACTATATCAAAGACGAAACAGTAGCTTGGATCAACGCACAGATCGCCGGTGTTATATCACCGTTCACTGGATCATTTGTATATGATTCAATAACCTGTGCTCGAGACGTTGGCTTTATCTGCGAAGCAGTGGCCTACGACTTAGTCTACGGTGGAAACAGTCAAACTAGAGATGCCGGATTAAAATACTACGACGGTGTTGGTTCAGCTATCACTAACCAAATTACCGGTCAGGTCACTGAAACTGCTGCGGCATTAGATTACACAAAGTATTTGATTAAACAGGTAATCCAAAACTTAGCACCAGCATCATCTTATTCTACTACACCAAGAGTCACAGGAACAGGTGCTACTGCAACAGAAGCTGCTACTGTAGAAACATTAATGGCTAATTTAGTAGCCACTGTCAGTGGCGGTGTTGGATCTGCTCCGGCAGAAACATTACCAAACTTAGGATCTTATTCTTATACCGCAGCATTGTTAACAGCAAGAACAGCATTGCAAACCAATAAGTCAACGATACAAACACAGACTATTGGGTTCGTCAACGTCAACGCAAACTTGTATGAAATACTAATGCCTGGTAATAGATCTATCCTAGGCAATGACTTTACACAGGTCAACGACATGGGCTATGGTATTTTTGCTACCAACGGCGCTTTAGTTGAAGCTGTGTCGATGTTCACATACTATTGCTACACTTCATACTATTCGTTGAACGGTGCTCAGATTCGTTCTGTGGCAGGTTCGTCAGCACACGGCGTATATGCTTTAGTTGCAGAAGGTTCAGACCCGCTGGAAGTTTCAACTCCTACAACAATGTATTTCGATGTAGCTCAAAGAGTTGATTGCTATTATCCAAGTCCAAGCTATGCTAACACCACAGGCGGTTTGTTTATCTATGTAACCAATTACGATTATGAACCACTTAATAACTCAGAACTAGAAGTTGATCATGGTAATTTGATCTACAGATATCCAGTTACTTCTGTTACCACAGCTGACCTACCAACAGGTGTTGCTAGATTAAACTTAACCAGCGATACCACAGGAAACTTTGACGGATTGTATGCATCTATCGCAGACGGAACAAAGATGTCATTGAGATCTAATTCTCAAATCATCTTAACCGGCGACCTAGTTGAAGTAGCTGTTCGACCATCTACTGGTCTAGTATTAGCTGAATCGGAAGACGTATATCGTGTTCTACAGTTTGAAGACTACAGCGATACTAGAAACGAACCATATGGTGTTTTATTCACAGCAGGTTCGCCTGGAGTAATATCTTTAACTTCTACTGTAACAACTATCGCATCAAACGTTTGCACAACTAGTTCAAACCATAGATTGAGACTGGGTGACAGATTCATTCCGACATCCACTGCCAACGGATTTACTTCTGGAACAACTTATTACATTATTGACGTTCCGGCATATAATCAATTTAAAGTTTCAACTTCTCCTTCGGGAAGTTCTGCTACATTAACTAACGGAACTGGACTTACTATCGTTGGAAGAAGAACTCATAGATTCTTAGAAAACTTTACAGTCAGTTTCACTACTACAGGAACTTTACCAACAGGTTATGCTATAGGAACTACCTACTATGTTATATCAGATGGATTAACTAACACTGATTTTAGATTAGCTGCTTCAGCCAACGGAACCCCTATAGTCATAGCCAGTGCAGGATCTGGAACACATAGACTGTTCATGGAAGGTCTGACTAAGACAACTCTTAGAGAAAACTACAACTACATAGATTTTACATATTTCCAACCTGGAGAATATGTCTCGGGAACAACAGCAACCTGCACCGTAACAATAGCTTCTCCAGCAGTGGTTACCAGACTGTCACATGGATTTGCGGCAGGTGATGTCTTAAAATTCACAACCGATGGAAGTTTACCGACAGGTATCAGTTTAAACAAACACTACTTCGTTCTTTCAACAGGACTTACCACTGATACTTTTAGAATTTCTGAAGCTCCGGGCGGCACGGCCGTTGATACTTCTGGTTCACAATCCGGAACACATACTGTAGGTAAGGTAACAGGTAGAGCAGGCGATACTAATTTCGCAGTGGTAGCTCTAAGCCCTGCAGACACTGCCAGAGCCGACGGAAGTAAATTTGTATTCCGTGGCGAAGAATATATCGTTTCTAACTACGAAAACGAAACAGATACAGGACAACCATACGGTAGAGTTACACTTAATAGAGCTCTAGTTGATCCGATAAATGCCTATCAAAATTCACATACGATCAAAGCAGGTGTTCCTATCAGATCGGATGGCGCTGATGGTTCTCTAACTATTCGTATTTCGTTAACTCGTGTAACCGGTCATGATTTGTTAGAAATCGGAACAGGTTCTTATGCCGACACTAACTATCCAAACGAAATTTACGGGCCGCCAGTTAATGCTGTTAACGATGCTAACGAAGTCGAAGAACGTAGCGTAGGTCGTGTATTCTATGTAACCACTGACCAATTTGGTAACTTTAGAGTTGGACCTTACTTCAGCGTTGACCAAGGAACTGGTAGAGTATCGTTCTCAGCGGCTATCGCTCTAAGTAACTTAGACGGTATTGGTTTCAAACGTGGTGTGCCAATCTCAGAGTTCTCAACAGACTCCGGAATGACTGACAACGCCACAGACACTGTGCCTACAGAGAATGCTACTAGAACATATATCGATAGAAGATTAGGTCTATCACACAGCGGTAGTCCAGTAGTCAGTGCCAGTTTAATACCCCCAGTCAGCGGAGGCTTTATGGCCCTAGACGGTCAGTTAGGCATGAAGGGAACCATGGATCTTAATAATAACAAGATCATCAACCTTTCAAACCCAACTAATCCGCAGGACGCTGTTAACTTAAGAAGCTTGACATTTAATAACTTACAAGAATTTACAGTAACAGATGTTCAAGCAGCCGATGTTATCACATTCACTGGCTCTGGAAACAGTGCCATCAATGCTAGGATCATTGGTGATATTTCTTTTGAATTAAGATCGGGTGTTGACAGTGCAGTAAATCAAATCGATGCTCAGATCCAAGCAGGTGCTATCCTTAATGCTGATGTTAATGCTTCAGCGGCTATCGATCAAAGTAAGCTGAACATGAATGCTGCTACCACCAGGGGTAACGCCACTGGTATTACACAGGCAGATAGAGGACTAGCAAGTTTTGATTCTAATCAGTTTGATGCGACCAGTGGTTGGATATCTGTTAAGAATAACGGAATATTAACTAGCAAAATTGAACAGATCGGAACAAAGACTGTTTTAGGTAACTCCGGACTAAGCACAGCCAACGTAGCAGCAGTGGCATTTACCACAGTGGTCAACGACGGTGGTGCTGTTAAGAAAACACAATATAGTTCATCTGGCTTCTTAAGAAGAACAGGCGGCACAGGTGCATCCGACGGCGACTACACTGTGATCGATTCTGCTGCTGGTTCAAGTTCATCTGTCGAAGCTAGCAAACTTATCGTAAGAGACAGCAATGGTGACTTCGGTGGAAGGACTGCTGATCTTCAATCATTGAAGATCGACACTAACCTAGCTGTTGATACTGCAACTGCTGGATCAGGCGGCTACATTAGATTCTATGGTTATAACACAGCAGGTGGTATTCTAATATCAGATGGAACATTGGCTATCGATAAGAAAACCGCTTACTGGAACGATGCACATAACTTTAAAACACAGAACGGTGTTAGCGATGCGCCTATTACCTGTTCAAGTGTGCAGACAACTGCATTAACCACTGGTGGTAATACTACATCAGGAACTATCACAGGACGTTGGACTCTAACAGGAACATCACCAAACGAATCAAGATTACAGGCAACATATTCCGCCGACCTAGCAGAATACTACGAAGGCGACAAAGAATACGAAGTAGGCACAGTTCTTGTGTTTGGTGGTGACAAAGAAGTTACTACTACGAACATCAAAGGTGATACCAGAGTAGCTGGTGTTGTTTCTAACACCGCAGCGTTTGTCATGTATGATGCTTGTCCAGGATTTAAGAACTTGGTCGCACTACAAGGGCGTGTTCCTTGTCGTGTAGCAGGAAAAATTAAGAAAGGCGATCTGTTAATAACATCATCAATAGCTGGTGTTGCAATAGCCGCTGTAGATGTGAAGGTAGGAACTGTGGTCGGTAAGGCCTTACAAGACTACGACTCAGATCATATTGGAACAATTGAAATTGCGGTAGGGAGAACATAATGCCATTAGAACAGATAACATCAGGCTCACCACCGTTACTTTGGAGTAACGTTAATGACGCATTTACTAAAATTAATGCTAACTTTGAAACATTAGCAGCGTCTATCAGTGGGGGCGGATCGTTAATCGATTTTGAACAGTTTGATAATAATTTAATACCGACTACCTCAAATACGATCCGGTTAGGCGATATCATCAAACCATGGAAACGATTGCACGTTGACAGTTATAGAGATAACTTAACTGATACCATGAACGGCCTTTGGTTAGGACCAGCTCACATTAAAGGAATCGATACTAGCATAGATCTTCCTGCTGGTTCTATGGTTAACGGAAATTTAATCATTGATCCAGAAAAAACTTTCTTCAAGCGTGTATCAGTTGACGACTTTAATGTCATCGAAGCTAACGAATTTAGTGATACTCTAAATCTTACAGCCGGAACTGCGATGCAGTTGGTAGTGGATAGTTCAGCAGAAAGAATCACGATCAACAATGCTGGTGTAACAGGATTAGTGGGAGGGACTGCTATATCAGTTAGTGCTGCCACAGGCAACATCACTGTAACTAACACAGGTGTTACCAGCTTAACAAATTCAACTTCATTGCCCAGTGGACTAACTGCCGGTTCTGGAATTTCTGTAAGTGCTGCCACTGGCGGAGTTTTAATTACCAACACAGGTGTGTTAGAAGTCCAACAAGGTTTCGGTATCACAGTATCAACAGATCTTGCTACAGGTATCGCAACAATTTCAAACTCTGCCCCGGCGCAGGTTACATTTAGAAACTATGTGATCAATGGAGATACACTAAACCCGATCGTAGCTGACAGCACATCAGACACCATGTATATCAACACAGGTTACGGACTGATCACTACTAAAGATGTGGCCACAGACACAATTAATATTTCCTTAAACCAAAGAATAGATATTAATGGTTCTGTGTTCGGTGATGATTCATCGATATTAGTAGACGGTGTTAACAATTATATCTATGGTAATGTTTCAGCAACAACGCTAAGGACAAGTGAAACGAGCATCTCTCTTGGATATCGGGCTAGAGCTTCAAGCAGCACTGGATATAGCGTAGGCATTGGTTGGCAAGCAGGTTTAACTAACCAAAATGGTTATGCAATAGCTATCGGGCAACAGGCTGGAGAAACCTCTCAGGGAACAAGCTCAATAGCATTTGGACCTCAGGCAGGACAGACTAGCCAAGGAAGCATTGCCGTTGCTATTGGTCAGAGCGCAGGTGAAACCAGTCAAGGTTCTTCCGGAATAGCGATTGGTTATTATGCCGGCAAGGACACTCAAGATTCAGGGGCAGTTGCCATAGGTTATACCGCAGCTCAAATTACACAAGGTCAAGCAGGTGTAGCAATTGGTTGGAGTGCTGGTCAAACCAATCAAGGCGACTATGCTATCGCCATTGGTTATAGAGCAGGTTTTACAAATCAAAATTCAAGTTCCATAGTATTAAATGCCAGCGGCGCGGCACTAGAAGCAGCAGCCGCTGGATTATATATTAATCCAATACGTTCATCCGGCAACGGCCGACCACTGATGTATGACACGACCACCAGTGAACTATTTTCAAGTAACGTATTAGAATTCGTAGGCAGCACTATCTCAACCAGCGATTCTAGTGCTGTGCAGTTTGATAGTCCGGTTAATTTTCAAACTTCTATTATCATTGACGGAAATACAACATTTAAAGACAGTTTGATTATTTCTAGCGGTGACATAACGTTTCCGGATTCAAGCAAACAAACAGGCGCTGCGATCAGTATTGCAGAATTGAAATCGTTAGTGGCAGCGGCTGCTACCTATGCTGATTTCCAAACAGCTATAGCGGCATTATAATTGGAGCGGATAGATGGCTAAACAATCAATAAACATAGGCGCAACAGCAAACGATAGGACCGGTGATAGCCTTAGAGCCGCTTTCAACAAAGTTAATGCTAATTTTACAGAGCTATATGCAAGACCAGTTCCTTCGACAAGTCAAGGCGCATTAGGTGACGTTAAAGGAATGGTAGCTGTAGACTACAACTATTTGTATATCTGTGTAGCAGATTATGACGACAGCACAGTTATTTGGAAGCGTATTCCTTGGCCAGATGATACCTGGTAAATATTAAAGAGAGCGTAAATTATGGCTATACAGACAATCAACATAGGTAATCAAGTAAACGATGGTTTAGGTGATGACCTACGCACGGCATTTGAAAAAGTTAATGCCAATTTCTCAGAGTTAGTATCTAATGTGTTTACCACTGCTTCTAACATCGGTGACACAGGCACAGGGCTGTTTAAGCAGAAAGTGGGTGCCGATCTACAGTTTAAGAAATTAGTATCAGGAACTAAGATCTTAATCGACGATGCTCCAAATTCAGTTATTATCAATAACACAGCACCTGATGCATTTACTAGGATTGATACCAACGCTGGAACAGTAAGTGCAGGAACGTTCCAACAGATCACTATACAAGGCGGCGACGATATCGATGTCACAGCATTAGGATCTGTGATCACAGTTAGCAATGTTATTCCTGTAACCAGCATTTTAACTACCTATGACTTCGGTCCTATAACAGGAGCATTTACAAATTCATCTCAACTAGCACTGGCTTTTTCAAACGTTGATTTTGGAACAGTTACTACACCTTCTACAGTCAATCTTGATTGCGGTAGTATCGTTTAAGGAGCAGGCTAGATGGCTATTACTTGGCTAACACCAGCAGGAAGCCTAGGAACAATCACTGAACGTGTGATTCAAAACATCACGGTCTCAGCAATAACGAACACATCAAATCCTGTTACCTATTCAGTGATATCTGGTTCTTTGCCTAGAGGCTTGAGACTCAGCGGAAATAAAATCGTTGGTTCTCCTGTCGAAGTTAGAAAATATACCGAAAGTAGATTCGTTATCCGTGCATCGGATTCAGTAGACATAGAAGATCGAACATTCAGTATCTCCGTCGACGGGTCCGATATCCCTCAATGGATAACTAGAGAAGGATTTTTAAATGTTGGTTTCGGAGATGCATATTTTGTTTTAGACAATAGTTATGTTAACTTCGCGCTAGACGTTTACGATCCAGATTTAAATGCTGGAGAAGTTTTAAAATTTTATCTCACTCCCACAGGAGGAGAATTACCTCCAGGTCTTAGCATCAGCGAAGATGGTGTGATTTCTGGATACACTGATCCTATATTTGCTGTTGAATA